GTGTTTGATCTGGGACTATTTGACTCCAAACTAATACAGTTCCTACCGCTCCAGTGGCTTCTACTCCTGTAACAATAGCATTTACATTAGGAATTAAAAACGTACCAACATAACCGGTTGCTTCTACTCCAGGAGGTGACGCACTTGCCCCTTCCTGAACAGTCGCACTTCCTAATGCGGCAGTACCTGCTACTCCTGTTACACTGACATTGTTATGTGATTCTATAGATATAGAACCTAACGCACTGGTTCCTACCAATCCTGTTGCAGTTACAGTTCCTATTCCGGTTATGCTTACTGTTCCTACTTGTCCAGTACCAGTAACGTTGTACGTTAATACAGCGTTAGCAGCTGCAACTACTGTGACTGTCCCTATTGCAGTAGTAGCAGAAAAAGAACTACCACCTGTTCCAAAAGGCTCTTCACCCCAGCCAGCTCTACCCCAACCCCCCAGATCAACAGTGGCAGGAACGCCTTCCCCCCATAGGCCAGAATCCCATGTGGAGCGTCCCCAGCCCAATTAAGCTATCCTGATAATGGCACTACTAGCATCCGCTGTAGGAAATACGATAGTAAAATCCCCAGCAGTAGAAGTTTTATCGGAACCAAAATCCAGTACCGCAACAGCTTTATTAGACTGCGTACTGTTGTAAATCAGCGCACCACGAGCAGTAACAGATGCCGTAGACCATGTAATGTCATTAAAATCAAGGTAAGCAGTCGTACTTGACGACGTAGGAGCCACCGCAGTTAATGCTGCTCCCCCTGCCACATAGTTCGTGCCTGATGATTCATTAGAAGCACTATAAACAGTAGTTGTCGCATTTATAGTAGCAGCATCCAGATATAACGCTATTTTCATCGTATCTGCGGTTGTGCCACCACGAGCCACTGTAGTGCCAAAGGCGTGAATCCCATTAAGGATTTGAACCTTAAAACTCGTACACATTGCTTGAGTGATTGCCATGATTAACCCTCTATAATTTCTTAATAATTTGAGCCATACTGGCATGGCCTTGTTTCGTTAACTCCGCACAAAGAGTAGTTTTATAGGACTGTATAGACTCATACATATAAAATATCATCAGTTGTCTAATCCTTTCCTTATACACCATTGCCTGCGCTTTCACTATTGGGTCAGCAGTATCACTAACTTCAATAAGCTTATCCAGTGCACGATCTGCTAGTTCTTCAGGAGTAAAACCACGATTTTGAGTAGTGAACACCTGCACATCAAATTCAGTACTACCATTAGCCTGTGACCCCTGCATTATGCTGCTCCCTTTCGACGTTCCCCATCACGATATACATCCCCACGCAATTTTACGTTAGCTAAATTACCAAGTAATGTAATAGCCTGAACATACAGTTTTTCGTACAAGGCCACCATATCCGGCTCCCCTTTTAAAAATCGAATAGCCTCCATCAACGCACCATTCAATAATGCAGAATCAAAATCATCCCCAAGCCATGTAGTCCCAGCAGTCACTATAGACTCAGGATAATAGCCATAATGAATTTCTGCCGCATAACCACTGTCAGGCGTTGGCCCCAGGATAAAAGCAGTCTTGTCAAAAATAGCATAATGCTTGGGCTCCCCTGTGGTCGTAGAATCAGGATAAGCCTCCCTTATAAAGTTAACATCCTTATTTAGTAGATAATTGTAGTTCCCGCTACCATCTACTATGGCTAAAGAAAGTGGGTAAAGAAAATCTGTAGGGTATATCAAATACTCATAAGCAGCAGTTAATGTACCTGTCTGGTTTTTACGCAAAACAGGTAGCTCGACAGTAGTATAAATCTTCTGCTCTGCTTGTTTTGCAAACATAGCATATTGGTCATTTGTGAAAGTATTTTCACAGATGTCTGCTATGTTTGCCTTTAGCTCGGTGTAATTCACGTATTACGCCATTGGCCCACGACACATTAACCCTTTAGTAGCTGCGCCACCTCCACGCATCTTGATACCACTGGTTTTCATATCAATAGGTTGGTTAACATCAGTACCGGGCTTGTACGTTTTTACAGCCCCTACTTTCTTTACCTTACTTTTCTTACTTTTCTTAGCCATAACAGTTTCCTAATTGGTTGTTACTGTAACAGTACCTAAGCCACCAGTTGCTACTAGCGGGTTAGGTACTTGGTTAAAATCGTCATCCCCTCCACCTACAGGGTTCCATCCCCAATTTATATCCCTGCTGCTATATGTCCCTGCTGGTCCCAAACTTGTATCTGGCCTAGGATTGCGTATGGCCTGTGGATCATCTACAGGAAACGTCCCCAACATTAACTGGGGTTGAGACGGATTCCAGCACTCAGGACACGCTTTTATATTTGCTTCTATACCCTTTACAACCAACGTTCTTAGCTGTCGTAACTTATACTGAAACCCGCAAACATCACACATTGCAAGAGCATTTTTACTGGAAGCAAATCTGTCCCCCATACCTACCTCGGACCATAAATACGAGGTACTAATCTAATTGTGGCTTTCTCCCTGTCTTCTGCGGCTGCCAGATTAAATTCTTCGTCATAAACAGCCTTTAGCATAGGTAGCCTGGATTCTAATTCTGGTTCTTTCATGGCAACATGGTAAGCCAAACCCGCCATAAGAGCAGGTAAAAAACGAAAATTCACATCCGGGGTTTGAATACCACTACCAGCATCCTCTATACGCCGCATACGCCAGTACTTGAATATATAATAAGGTGCTAGTGCGGTTCCTTGTTCTGGTACAGGCCACACAGTAATTGTAGGGTTATCCCGTAAGCGTTGTACCCATACCTGGATAGGACGGCCTTGGGTTAACTTATTGGGGATAGAAGAGTAAGTAGGGAAGCTTATTCGGGAGATAGTCAGATCGGCTTGTGTAGAAACATCACCACTTCCAGTTCTGATTATCTGCTCCATTAAATCTATAGTATCAGCGGGTAAGTCGTATTCGCTGGTACCTTCTATGAGATTTATAGTCCCTTCATCAATCGTCCACATATTAATGCCACGATTCTGCCACTCAATAGTCATCAAATTCATGGAACGGCGGGCAGTACGCAAATCATACCCAGAATGCATTTGGCGTCCAGCACGCTCAAAAGCTTCCTCTGCGATTTCAGTAAAATCGGGACTGAATGCGGTAGTGCCAGATGTAGCCATGAACTAGTTCATCTTTATCATCTTAGCAGGACGTACACCTCTAATAGCAATTCCAGCACCACGTACTTTGCCTCCTTTCTTCATACCCATGCCTTTGGCTTTCTGCCTAAGACGATCCATTTCGTCCCGTTCATCACGCTCTTCTCCGCCTACACGCTGCATTTCTGCATCTCTGTTTCTTCCGCGGTCACCTTTTAGTCGCCTAAGTTCATCAGCATGATCATCCTGCTCACTGATTACACGGCCCTCTTCCTCACGCAAATCTCTTCTTCTGTTAACCATATTACCCTCTCTGTATTTTCTGACCGCTTTTCCCGGTCTACTGGATTTACTATTAAAATAACTGGGCATAACACCACCTCCTGCAAATTTTCGGCCTTCATCTGCATCAGCAAACTCCCGCCCTACATCTTGGGAAACGCCCGCCTTTTTAGCAAATTTAGGGTTATTGGCAACGGCTGCCATAAACCGTGCTTGCTTCTTACTCTTACTAGGCATTACCCATAATTCTTCGTCATAGTTATTACAACCATGTACGAATCCGCAACAGCATGACCAATCGTAGTAAAAAGTATGTCACCGGTTACACCGCCTCCCGCATTATTAGGAACACCATAATCTGAAAAATCCAAAGTATCTGAATAATTTTCAGGCAGCGTAGCCAACAAGACATTAGCTGTAGCATCAAGATCAATCTGCACTGCCATCCCATAAGTTACGAACTGAATAGTTTGTACGGTAACAGTCGTACAAGCAGCCCCAGTACCATCTTGAACTTCTAAATCAGAAACATTGACTTTTACAACCGCACTTTCACCAGTATTATCCGATAGGTTCGTAAACTTCATAATAGCAGTACGCTGACCGTCTTGAATGGTTTGAGTAGTTACTGCATCTGCCATAATTTACTCCTTAATCTCGCCTCGTAAAACCATAGCTTTCCGCTCTGCACTCCCTACAGGAGGCAAAGAAGAAGCCACTTTCTTACGGGGGGTTTGTTTAGGAGCTGCCTTTTTAGGGGATGCCTTTTTCTTAGCAGTAGCCATAAAGCCCCCTATTACCTAGTTTCAGCAGCAATAATGTAATCCAGAGTAGTAACACGAGTACCTGTTGCATTGCCGGAAAGGCTCATAGCAGCAACAGTCATGTTTTCATCATCTGGAATATTAGTGCCATGTGTAGCGACAAGAGTACTGTTTATATAAAACTTCACAGCGCCAGTGCCATTCACTGAAAAAGCAAGGAGAATATAAGTGGCATCTACTAAATCAATCCCTGAATCAGTAGAAGTTTCCGTACCATCTTTTTCAGTTTTACAAAGAATGGAAGCATTACCATCATCTACCTGAAAAACAATACGATCCGCTGCCGTCAGCATAGCTTCAGGATTAGTAGCAAAATTAACACTTAGTCCGGCACAAATATCCGTCTGGTCAGCAGTAGTGCATTTGATACGGGTTTGAAAATAAATGTTTTTAGATGCAGCGACTGCAAAAACTTCGTTCCCTTGGATAGACGCACCATCATTATCAGTGGTAGCAGCAGAAGTCAGGGCTAATTCACCACCAACAGCATCGGCTACAAGGGCCACAGTAGCGCCTGAATCTTTAACTACCGTCCAATCATTAGTGGAATTAAAAGCAATCCCAACAAAATCATCAGAGATTTCAAAGAAATCAGGATTAATAGAAATGGGCATTTCGCGCAAAGCTTTGTAATTTGCGCCATACCCGTTGTACAACACGGGGGTATTGTGATGAGTAGCCATATGGGTCTCCTGTCGTGGCTAAAGGCTGCCGCTTCCAAGTGGAACGCAGTCAGGATAAAAAACAGTAAAGAAAAAGGGGCACCAGGTGCCCCCTTTCTATCTAGCTTTAAGTAGCTCCGGGCGAACCGAAAACACCTAACGGATCAGATACACCAAAGCTGTAACGCTCACGAGCCTTATACCGGCTATTGCCAGTATCAAAGTCTGCATCCATAGATGTAGACATTGGGGTACGCACAAAGTGCTTAAGACCATTTGGGACATCAGTTAACAAGAACCATGCGTTGGTATCTGTGAGGTAATGATTCACAGTGTACCCGTCAGGGATTGTCCCGTTATTACGCAAGGCATTGATGTCGTTATCAGCGGTATTTGGACGTAAATCAGAATCCAACAAACGAGTTGCAACGAATTGCAAATCAGCTGGAAGTACTAGTTTACGGGGTTTAGCCGCTATTAATAGGCCACGCTCATCAGTCCAGCCAGCAATCTGAATAACGGCGGCTTCCAAGGAAGTCTCGTTAAGGTCAGCGCCAGTAGTAGGACGATTAGAGTTAGTACCGCCAGATACTAGAGGGTGTGCAGTAGAACATAATGTCTGTCCATCCCCATAAGTAGTGCCAGCAGCAAAGGCGTTGTTTAAAATAGCAGCACCTTTAACCTGTTTAGTGTACGCCATAGCACGGGCAAGTGCCTTCGTATAACGAGAAGACAAAGAATCATATAGGTTGTCTTCAATAGCTTCTTCAGTTATTGAAAATCCCATAGAAACTGTCTCGTGGTTATAACGGGCAGTCCATGCTTCTTGTGCGTTATCATACGCAATGGCAGCACCCTCGTTTTTAACAGGGGCGGCACCAAAGCCTGACAGTTTGGTTTCTTCCTCAAAGGAACGATCTGAACTTTCAGTTTCAAAAATTTCTGCCGCTTCTTCACCATATTTAGCATATTCAAGACCAAATAAGGCGTTAAGACCCGGTAGGAGTTCCTTAAGGAGTTGCGCTCTAGATATAGCCATTAGTCGTTCTCCTTATATACCGGTCTTGTTAAGGTAAGAATGCGCGTCTGGATTAAACTTCACTAACAAATCCGTAAACGCATCACCAATTGTTGAGTCCGGCCCATCCACAAAATCAACGATGCGGAAAGCCATTCCAGAAGTTACTGCTGTTGTTGCAGTTAAAGCACTTGTAGAATTACCATTAATGGTACTTCCAGTACTGGTAGACTGTACCGCTGCCAAATAGGTATTTTGACCTAAATCGGCTTGAGTAACAGCACCATCAGCTTGTGCTTGAAATACAGCATTCGGATCGTCCACAATATAAGCCATCGCATCAGACGCAACAGTACCCGTAGGCCACCGCTGGTTAAATGTTAATTGGCTTGTACTGGGATCAGTATATCGGCAACCTACAAAAACACCGATAGTACCTGCTGGGAATGGAGTTGAATTATCTCCATTTGTCACGACTACTTCAATAGTACCTGCAGCTACAATGGCTACAATTGACCCATTGAAGATATTAGTACCATAGCCGGACGCTATTGAAATCTGTCGAGTAGAACCTGCGAACGGTAATCCTCCGATCAGATTGACGGCCCTAAGGCCATACGGGGTGGCAGTAGCTGCCATAATAGACTCCTCGGTTTATCCTTTGCCAAAAGTAACCTCAGACTTCCTGTTATTAAACATAGGCATCCTTGGGTCACTTTCACGCATTAAGTTATTGTCTACAGACCGCATTTGGGAATCAGTTACTTCCTGATAATATTCCGTGCGTTCCTTGACAAGTTCAACGGGTGCCTTACAAAGCATTAAACCGCCCATTACGACATTATCCTTGAAGCGTTGGTTTTCAATGCTTACAAGTTCAATCTCCGGGTGGTCTACAGCTTTTACCGGCTCCCAGCCTTCACGTAGTTTGGAGGAAACGTTGGTAGGATCATCTTGCCCGCGTGTGCTAACACGCACCCAATGAAAAGCATAACCATCTTCGGGCGTAGGACTCGGAAGCACTTCCGGTTTAGTCCATGCGCGTTTTCTGGTTTTCTTGTCGCGGGTTTCCAGTTCTCGGCCAAGTCTGTTCTCATCAACCATTTTGATTCCTCGCTAGTTCAGCAACCTGTTCGGCGTATTGTTTCAAAGGGACTCCAAGTTTTTTCGCAATAGTTTGTTGTGATTCCGTTAACCTAATCTTCTTAGGTGCTATGCTCCGCGTAGCGGGTGCAACCACATTACTAGATGTCTTCTTGGGTGCCTCTGAGTCGTCTATCCCGTCGTCAAATTGAGTGGGGAACACTTCTCGCATACGGGTATCTATTTTCCCGTAGTAGTCATCGGATCGAGGATCAGTACCCCCTTTCGTCAGTTTCGTATGCAACCCTAAAGCAAACGCAGTCATTTCATCGTCAGCCCCAAACCAAGAGTTATTGTCTCTCCAAGCTTCGGCCTTTTCATCTCGCGGCGCTTGCACAGGTGCAGCTTTTGGTGATTGAACAGCATTTCGTCCGGTTTGTAAAGGTACTTCTGCACGCGGTTTAAGGTTAGAAACTTTATCCTTGCGTATATTAGCGTTAGTAAGCACATCTTGTGCCTCTACTATAGCGTCTGCCTGACCTGAATCATAAGCCTCACGATACTGCTTTTTAGCTAAATTCACTTCAGATTCAGTTTGTTTTTTAGCAGAGGCTATTAACGCATTATGTCCTTTGCTTACTGATCCTTTTAGCTCCTGGTTTTCAGTAACCAGCTTTTTTGCATAGCGTTCAAGTTCTTCCCGTTCACGTTCAGCTGTTTCTTTAGCCCTTCGTTCATCGTGATACCCTTTACTGAAATGTTGGATACGTTTCTTTACTTTATCCGAATAGTTTTCCAACTCTTCGTTAGTAACCTCCTGTGGAGGTTCTGAAGGTTTGCGTCCACGATCTTTAGGCGGTACATCGCTAACCACCTCAATCTCCGCATCCTCTTCATTATTTTTGGGCTTCCCTATAGTTTCACGCCCTACAGCCTCTTCAATTTCCAGTTCGGGAGTAGGCTCTTCTACTGGTGTTACTTCTACTTCAGTACCCTCTTCCTTATCTGGATCAGGAAATTCAAACTCTACTTCTTGTCTTGGCATAACTTAGTCCTCACGCGCGGGAGATTGCTCCCGGATCATCAACAATGGCCTCAATGGAATCATCATTCATCATACGATATTCCTGTTGGCCTACCCTAAAACGTGTGCCTGTATGGGCACTAAACACTACATAATCACCTACCTTGCACCACGGCCCTGTGGGAAATCTAGCTTCATCCGTATAGGCTTGCTCGCCCATGTCAATCACAGCCCCTACCATAGAAAGAATATATTCATCCCGTATGGTCTGGGTAGACTTGGCAATATCTCCAGCACCAAAAGTTTCCTCTACAGTAGGAAGAACCACTAATATCTTATACCCCACGGGTTTAGGTATCATCTTCTCAAGAACTACTTCTTCCTGCTCCTGTTTTTCAATCTTGGTTTTACGCTTCTTCTCCAAAGCAGTTAAAGAAGCCTTCCCTTCAGCCTGTACGCCAATGGGGGTTACAGTTACTGTTGCTGTTTCAGTCATCTTCATCATCCATATAATTGCGCGAAAGGTCTTCTATTTCTCTTAATGCGTCATTTAGACCCCGAATCCTGCCGCATCCTTCTCTGTACCTGGCGTAATCTTTAGCTGCGCCATCAGTCAAATGAGTCACAGTGTCCTTCTTTAAGTCTTGAATTTTACCTGCTAGTACATCAAAAACAGTTGTGGCCATTATCTGTCCTCTCGGTCATCACGATAAGCTTCAGATACAGCTTTATGTGCTTCTGCTTTATTTCTCTCCTCTTCCGCTGCCGCTTTTGCCATATCAAGCATGGTCTTAGCTTCGTCAATATCATTCTTAGCTTCAGCAGCTTGGTTCTGTGCAGCTATGCGATTAGCCTCTAATACTGCAGTAGTCGTTGCTTTCTCTTTATCTAAGCCCAAACGTTCCTTATTCAGTTCTGCATCTGCCGCATCCTTAGCCGCCTTACGTTGCAGTTCTCCCTGCTTAAGTTGCAACTCTTGTTGCTTCATCTGGAATACTGGGTCTTGGGCCTGTTGCTGTGCCTTCATCTGGGCTGCCTGCGCTTCCTTCTGCTTGGTAAGCTGTGGTGCAGCATTAGCCATCAACCTAGCCAACTGTCCTTCCTGTTCTTTTGAAAGCTCCTCACCTGGAAGAGGTAATGGTGCACCTATCTTCTCTTCCATCTGTTCTCTGTACATAAATCCTATATGTTCGGACAAATGTGCTTTCAATGAGGCCACAATCTGCTGTGCTGCAGGACTTTGCCCTATAAAAGCTGCAATCTGGGGGTCTTTCAAAAACGCCTCATGGGTAGTGATATGTGCGCCCTGATCCTGGAACATAAAAGCTTTAACCGGTTTTCCAACCAAAACACCCATATTCTCACTGACTGGATCGGTAGGATTAATATCGTCTGTTGTCGGAACCAGTTTATCCGCATTCTTAATCCCCAATACCTCGATCATCTGCCTGTGCAACTGAGGAAGGTCATATATCTGCGGAGTCGCTTGCGACATCTGCAGTACTGTCTGGTACTGCACCACCCGTTGTGCCATCGTACTACTGTTAGGATCACTAACCGGGATAACCTCAACCATTGCATAGTCAGCTTGACGAGCACGAGGCTCCGCACGGTTGGGGGTATACTCGTATTCCTGTGGGGCATGTTCAGCAATGATTGCCCGCAGAAGTTTGAACTCCTGCTTCATTGCATAATGAACCCGTGCCTGCACTGCAGCCATTGGTTTGAGGGTACGCTCTAGGAGAGCAAGGGTAGTTCCAACCGGTGCATTTGCACTCATGTCGGATATGTTCATATCACTGATTGCACCTAACCTGCGGCCTTCTTCAGTAATCTGTTTTAACAGGGCAAGTAATGTCTGGCTCGGTTCCTTATAAGGGAGCGGCATAATATTGTCGCGTATGGAACCACTAGGTACATCCACATCACGGAACTCACCGGGACCAATGGGGGTATCGTCACCCTTAACCCGCAACCCGCGTGCTTTAAGCCCTCCGGGGAGATTACTTAATGTGCCTGCGTCAACTAATTGACGGATAAGGGAAGTACCCGCTTTTGCATATCCACCAATAATATGAATTAAACCAAGGCCATAGAACCCAAAACCCGGTACATATACGTAATGGACAAAATGTTGACGCTTAAGCGTCAAAGGATCATCAGGGTCCCAGTTACGGCGTATAGCCAGTACTTTAGTAGTACCACGCTCAATAGTTACCACATAAGGCTTGGCAACCTGTAAATCTTCCTCATTTTGGGTATCTTCTTCCCCGTCAATGTCATCAAGAACCAACTCGGCATGAATTTCATCAATAGTGTAGCGGTCATCAGAAGTCAGGGAATACCCCCCTTCTTCCGCTTTTTTCTCTTCTATATCAGTAAAAAAGGACTGTGGCTCACCTAAATCTATATGACGGTAGAATCCTGCAGCCTGTAGCTTAATCATTTCATTCTTGGTCTTACGCATAACGTGGGTTACACGCTCGGCAGTCTCTATGTTAGATGCGCCGTAAGGGACGATGACATCCTCAGCAGGTATATAAATAGCAACTTGCCTGCCTAAACTAGGGTCAAAATACACCTTTTTGAACGCAGAACCAGCCAATCCAAGGCTATAGAGCAAACGCTCATGTTCTGGCCTATATTCCACCATGACGTCGGTAAGCTCATAATTCATGTCGGTTTTAACCCGATCTGCAGCGTCTTCCTTATCCCTGTCTATTTCTCCGAGAATTTTGGTCCTTACTGGCCCTCCAGCAGGAAACGTCTCAGACATCGCTTCCGCTTGGAAGCGGATGGCTGCTTCGGCTAATACATTACTATATACACCACATGCGTCATCCCACGGTTCTACCCGCTCTTCATATTTGAATCCAAGTACTTCCATACCCTTTACGAAGGTATCCGCCCACTCCTTCCGGCTGTTTATGTCTGCTTCAACATATCCAAGCAATTCACTGGAAATCTGGGTCAGCTCCCCGTCATCAAGATACTCTGCCAGATTTGCATCAAATTCAGTCATAGCTGTATCTTCAAGCCCCTCTTCTGGTACCAGAGTAACTTCAACACTGCCATCATCCATCGTCACCATGTCAGGATTGACTATGTTCAACTCAAGAGATTCCTCCCCCAGTTCTATATCATCAAATTCATTAGCCATTAGTAATATGCGCCTCTACGTTGTTTAAAGTAACGGACTTCATCTTCTTCATCTGAAGGCAGCCTTATAAAACCACCCTTGCGGTACCGCATCAGTGCCAGGGACACCGAGTCAACGTAGTCATCATGCTCTCCCGCAGGAAAGCTTGCAACTTCATCAATAACCTCTTCAGCCCACGGAGTATTGGGTGTCCATACCATTCCTGAAGCAAAAAGATCAGACACCGCATTTAACCGCGTAATCTTATCGTTGCCTTTAGTAGGAGTAAACTCCTGTACAGGTATTCCCATAGCCCGCATCTCGTAAATAAGAGGCGCACCAGAGGCTTTTTTCTCCACTATTATGGAATCTGGCTCCCAACTGTCGTATTGCTCTATAGCTACCTTCTTTAGCTTGGGAAACTCCATCCGTTCCCTGTAGGCGTTCAACAATATGATGTTTGCCCGCTCTATACCGGCATCATCAGCCTGATAAAACACCCCCCAGGTCGTCAATGCCGAGTAATCTGCCCTACTTGTCTTCTCAAACGCCGTATCCCAGGCCATTAATATGAATTCACAGTGCGGAGGGTCTTCTTTTTCCCATATTTGCCACCATTCACGCTTAATTATGGCTGCACTGTCCGATGTGGGGTGCTGCTGGTACTGTGCCATCCATTTAGTGTTGGGTAGCTCCTGTTTTAGCGCCATTAGCTCCTTTTTTGCCCAAAATTCGGGCCAAACAGGCGCTCCTGAGGGCATAATTGCAGGAAATTCAATGACTTCCCACTCATCTCCCCCTCTCTGGGCTGCTGCCTTGATAACCTGGGCCGTCAAGTCACGCATACTCCACCGTGTCATCACAATCACGATGGCCCCACCCGGCTGAAGCCGCTGTCGGGGGCCGGATGTGTACCATTCATAGGTTTTATCGTAAATATCCGGGTTAATCTCGGCTAATGATGCCTCCTGCTCACTGTGTGGGTCGTCAATTATGAGCAAATCGGCACCTTTACCAGTTACCGCACCGCCTACACCGATGGCGAAGTAGTCGCCACCCTTGTTTGTGGCCCATCTTCCCGCTGCCTTGGAGTCAACCTGCAACCCAACCCCTGGAAATATGCTCTTGTATACCTCCTGGTCTACCAAGTTCCTGACTTTACGACCAAACCCTACGGCAAGCTCCGCCGTGTGTGACGTTTGGATAACCTTCTTATGCGGATACTTCCCCAGAAACCACGCCGGAAGCAGATAACTGGCGAACTCGGACTTGGTATGCCGGGGTGGCATGTTAATAATCAGCCGTTTTATCTCACCAGAGGCTACCCGCTCAAATGCATCTGCCATTTTTGCATGGTGTTTCCCATCAATGAAACTGGGCCATGCTTCTCTTACAAAGGCCAGAAACCGTGACTGTGCCCGTTTCTGCCTTTTAAGCTTTTCCAGGTGGGCAAGCTCGGCC